AATAATGATTGTTTGTTTTATTTCCGTCTTTATGGTTAACTTGCGGTTTGTTTTCTGGATTATCAACAAAATGTTCGGCCACTAGTCTGTGAATAAAATGTTTTTTACAAACTCCATTTTTACATAAATTAATTTGGTTATAATTGCCATTGAACTTTGGTTTTAAAATTTTAAACTTTCCACTTTTTAAACTCCTTACCCTACCAAAAGAGCTTATTTGGTATTCGCCTTCATACCTCTTAATATCTAACCACCGTTCCTTGTCGTTCATTTCGATCCCTCCAATAACTCGTATATGTTGCCCTCGTATATGTTGCCGATGACTTCTGTTTCAACATCTGATAAAAGTTCGTCAAGCAAGTCTCCTTTCAACGATTCAACGTAAAATGCGCCTTGTTTATAAACAATTTTATCTATTGATTCACCATTATCAGATTTCACAATATACCCTTCGTAAATTTCACGACCTTTCTTGTCAGTCAAGCCTGTGAATTGTAATATTTCTACTTCATCAAAAGGATATATTCGTATCTCATCGCGGTCATCTAAATAAACTTCCACCTCTTTACTCATGAAATCAATGCTTAAAACATCTGCGATACAATTAAGATGTTTTATAAAAGCACGAAACTTAATCTCCATTTTTCTTCATCCTTTCCGACAAGAAATTCAGCAAATGCTCACGTATTTTCCACGCCATTTTCGGACCGATCCCCTCGATCTCCTCTAACCGCCCTAGCCATTCCATCATGATTTCTGTGTCTTGTTTCATTTGCTGCTTGGCCCCTGCTGCAAATCCCTTGTTCCAATCTGCCATAACCTCTGTATGAAAGGGAGAAGAAATTTTCTCCCTCTCACGTTTGATTTTTCGAAGTGATTTGCCCATGAGATCACCTTCATCGTTCGGATTATTTTCGGAATGTTCGTTAAGAAATTTCTATTGTTCTTTCTTCTTGAACATCTAAAATAAACCTATCCAATGGGTTACCATCATCCTCAAGCCATGTACCACTGTTATTTTTCATGCTTCTGTACTCAAGAAATAAGTATCCATCTGAATGAACTCTTACTCCTGTTACCTCTATGTCCCAATGATTTCCTAATCCATCAAAATGTCTATATTTTTTACCTTTTTGAGCATAATATTGTTGTTCTTTCGTAAGTTTCATTTCCCACTCACCTTCTGTCACACTTTGGCTCAACTGAATATTATCTTCGTACTACGCAACATCAACTTTTTCCAAAATCAGATGTTCCACTGTTGTATCCCATTCGTCATATTCGTAACTGCATTTATACCAAACTTCAATCATATACTCTGCGATCAAATTACTTTCAATTAAATCTTTGTTTCGCACAATCGGTTTAGAAAGATGGGCGCAATCTTCTTCTTTTGCTAATCCGTTTTTACGGTAACTTCTTAAAGTTTTCTTAAATTCTTTTAAAGCTTTATCCAAAGAAGAGAAGAATTTTTCTTCTATAGGGAAGCCCATCATATTTTGTTTCTCTATGCGGTAAATTTCCATAGTATTTCCTCCCTTTGTTTAATGCACAGTATGTGTCTACTGTACATTTTCTTCGTAATATTCGTTATTACGCTTGTTGTTTTTAAAATCATCAGCACATTCTTTACAACAAAACACTCTACCGTTTTCTTTGTAATTAATTCCTAATTCTGTTAAAATTAGATTTCCACAGTAATCACAAATAGTTCCATCAGAAAATCTCGTCAACATTCAAAAACACCTCTTACTTCGCATTATGTGTCAACCTCGAACCTTTGGAATCTCCGTTCCTCCTAAATGCTTGCAATCATTCCCCATCCTGCTACTACATTTCCGGAACAAGCGACAGCGTGTCATGCACGCCATCAGCTTGTCTTCCTCGATAACCCATTTAGGACGATCGTCAATGATCAAGACGTTTTGCATACTTCCAACTCCTTTATGGCGATTTCAACCCTCGGTGTTTCGCTGTACCATTTGGAAATATGTAAGTCTACTACTTGGCTGTCGTCTTTCCAAATGACGTTTTTGAGGGCATCTTTTACGCCTTTGACGTAGTTGTCAACATCAGGCTTTGTCGTTGGCCGTAGTTGCCCGGCTTCAGCTGCTGCTTTTTTCTTTTTGCTGAAACTCTTTAAAATAGGCTTGTACACCCTAACCACAAGGGATATAGGCCCATCGAGTAATTTTTCTGGACGATGTTCAGAAGCTACTAATCTAACGTAATCCTTGAAATCGCTCGATTTTTTTGGGTCATACATTCGGATATGACCATTAATCGTAGTTGCCCTTGGCCGACCTTGTGCAACTGGTTCCCCATAGACAGTGAATTGAATCATCAGTATCCACTCTCCTGGCGCTGGTGATTGACGGCGTTTTTCCATAAGCGATATGCGATAATATTTCTAATAGTACAAGGTTTTAAGCCGTACTTTTCCGCAAGAATATCCACATGAACACCTTCCCTATGAAGAAGGCGGATATTTTCAGCGTCTTTCCTTGTTATTTTTTGAGTCCCTGGTTTAACAACCCGTCTTCCTTTTCTGTCCATATCATGAACGTTGTCCTTTTGTGTACCTAAAAATAGGTGACGTGGATTTACGCATTTTCTGTTGTCGCATTTATGACATACCAACAAATTATCTGGTATGCGTCCGTAATGAAGTTCATATGAATATCGGTGTGCATAAACATTCTTTTGCTTAACTTTAAGCTGGCCATATCCGTTAGGTATTAAATACCCTTTCCATTCCCAACATTCATCGTCAGATTTTTTGTCTACTCTTTTCCAAAAAGCTTTTTCAACATCATAAGGCTTTCTTTTTCTTACGCGATTACTATGTCCTTTGATAAATTTCGGAGGATATTTCTTATGATGTTTTTTATAAGGAATTTCTTGACCGCAACCACATTGACATATAAACTTTTCCAAAACCATTCACCTCAGTATCCGTTGTTTTGACGTTCATGGTTTATACGGTTTTTTTCAAAATAACTTTCCTCAATCTGTTCCCATGTGAAGCCGAGCATTTCGCCAAGACCTAAGAAAAGTTCCCACATATCCTGGTAGTAATTAATATCTTCAAGGAATGTGACTGTCACCTTAAATAGAGTTATGAATTGAATTTCAATAGTGCCCATCTTTATAGGCATTAATTCATCACCTGTAAAAGTGCCGATTTCTCTTTCAAGACCGATAGATAATAAGAAATGCAGGCAGTCTGCGAATTCTTCAAGGAGTGGATTTTTATCAATACATTTGTATCCAGCGCAAGTTTCACAAAATTCTTGTGGATCTTCTGAACCATCTTGAAAAAGTCGATATCCTCCACCGTTCGGATTACATGTTGGGCAAGGTACTCTTTCAAATGCTCTCGGCTCTTGGTCCTTACTCCAAAACTTAAACCCACGCCAACAATTACAAAGTTCTCCTAACTCTACTTGGAGAGCCAAGATTTTCTTTGACATCCGATCTTCACCCTCTTGTCGCGGATGTTCCCGTTCAATCCTTTCATCCAGCTGGTGTTGCAGTTCAAACAACTTTGATAGATTCATCGTTCATCCTCCTAAAACAATATTCCGATCAAAAAACCTATTACTAAACCGGTAAAAACGCTAAGTATCGAAAACACCGCATAAGTTAGAGTGTATTCTTTCATGATTGCACCGCCTTTTCTTTTGTGAGCAGGTACCGCAACGTATAGTAGTCCAAATCATAGATGGATTGACCTTGATGTTCATGAACTCCTAGATCAATTAGCTGTCTAATAACAATTTGTCGCTTCAATTCCTGGCTAAAGCTGATCGTTTCAATCCTCAATCTTTGACATCTCCTTCCCGATCTTGATTCTCTCTGCTATATACATGTGTTCAAGTTCTCCAAGCGACAATTCGTACAACTGCCGGCCATCTTTCGCCTCGTAAATTTCGTGGTTAATTAGCCAATCAATTAGAAACTTCTTTCGCTTTTCTACTGCTTCTTTTGGAACTGCCATTTCGTTTAATACCCTCCATTCTCTTTGTTAACTCTAAGAACCATTCTCGATCCTTTGTATCAATCGCAATGTCGATCAATATCTGTAAATCTTCTTGATAAAGCTTTTGTTCAAGCTTTATGAGCCTATATGTTTCGAATGTCCCTAAGTTATTTTTAGGGTTGTAATAAAATC